TTGTCGCGTAAAATTTGTAATTGTTCGGCTAATTTAAAAACGTTGTTTTTTACGTCGGCGGTCATTTTACAATTGCCGCATTTGCATTCAAATTCGGAAATCGAAAAATTTTTAGTCATTTTTATTTTTGTTTAAATAATACCAACGTTGAGCGGTGTAACCAATTGAAACGGCTAATAATATAATTTTTAAAACTTCGTCAATTGAAGTGAATGAAGCCATAAAAGAAAAAGTATTCAATACATATAATTTAAAATCATTCATTTTTTAAAAACTTAAAACGGTTATAAGAATATTTTCAACTATTGCCGTCGCGCCGCTTTTATCAACTTTGACCTGAATTTTGCAACCGCTTGTTAATTCACTTGTTTGCGTGAATATTTGCGTTGTTCTTGAATACCGAACCTGATCGCCATTTGACGCAATATTATCGTGTGAAAATTCAATTGTTTTGCCGGTGTCCGGAAAATATAAACGCGCGTCTAATCGTGTGTTTGCAGCGCCGGCGGTAACGTCGAAATCATTTCTAATTAATAAAATTTTATTCGCGCCAACTTTTGATGTGTCAATTTTATTTGATGCTGAATCCCATAAGTCGCCGCTAATATATGAAGGTAAATGTGAATAAGTGTTTGCGCCGGCTTTATCATTTGTTAAATCGGTCCAGGTGTCCGCCGTTAAACTTATAGGCGTTCCGCTTGTTGTTGCGTCTTCATAGTCTGCAAAACCGCCGAATTTATCATAAGCGGCATTGACTGACGTTTTTATTTCATTCAAATCAGCGGCCGTAACTTTATTGATTATTGGCAACGCTGAAGTTTGATTGTCTGTTTTATTTGTGTAGGTTATTTTAGCCATTTTTTAATTTTTAGGATTGTAATTCGTTTTGTAATTCACTTTGTAAACCGCCAACCGCGTCGATTTGTTCAATTTTATTTGATATTTCAATAATGGCGCGAAAATATGTAAAGTCCGATAAATCGTCTTGTAAATATTTAACGCCTTCGTTTACGCTTGTATATACATTAAAACCGTTCGCGCTTAAATCAATATAATTTGCGGAACGCGTTCGCAATAATTCCAAACACTTTGAAACCATTAAATTTGAATCCAATTCGCCGCCGTCATCACTTGCGAATCGTGTAACACATTCAACGCGTGTAATTGTTTCGGTTGTGAATGACGTTTGGTTTTGGTCCGTTTCGTCGGTTGAAACTGAATAAACTTTTATAAATGGATAGGTTGCATCGGTTGGAACTCTATTGTAAACCGAAACGGCGGAACCGTCAATCGTGACGTTGCCGGTTAATTTTGTGATAATTTCTTTGCGCACAAATCGAATTGGATCCTTCATTATTTTATTGATTTTTTAATTTCACCATTAAGGCGATTGAATAAATTTTGAAACCCAACGCGCGCGGAACTGAAAAAAAACGGACGCGCCGGCAAATTGACCTTTCGGCCGGTTTTACCTTTAAATTGCCTTGCGTATCTTTCCGGAATGCCTAATCGCAACATATCGTCCAAATCAACGTCGTCACCGGTCCCAAATTCAACATAAGGCGCATAATGTGCCGCGGCAATCACATTCAACGTTTTACCGCTTCTTTGTGCGCTAATTGATTGTTTTAACGTGCCTTTGTCAACCGGCGCGGCACGTTTTGCCAACCTTACGATTTCCAGGCCGGTTTTTCCCAATTCATTGGAAACTTTTTGCGATTCAAACGCGCGAAGTTTGTCCAACTTTTTGTTGAGTTTTGACAAATCCGAAGCGTTTATTTTTATGTTTACGTCCATTTATTGTGATTTTGTCGCCAATAGTTTTGTAAAGAAATCCAAATCAAATTCAAATTTGTCGTTGATCCGGTATTTTTGCGTTGCACCCTCTAATGTGAACACGTCGCCCAACTGAATCAAATCGGCGGTGTTTTTACGCATTGTAATTTCAACGTCAATGTCTTGACCTCTTTTTCCGAGTTTGTCCTTTATTTCGCCCTTAATTTGCGTTAAATGGCACCAAACCGTTGCAACGTCCGACAATGTTGAATTGTAACCGCCGAAACCGTCGGCAACCTTTGTGAAACGTTTGATTGTGATTTTAGAATCTAATTTCCCGGCTTGCATCAAACGAACATTGATTTGAATGAAGTTAATATATTTTTTGTGCTTGACGGTAATTCGTTCAAGTTCACGCCCGTGACAAAATCCGTTCGGTTGTCGTAATAAACGGAAATCAATTGTAGCATCGCTTGTTTGATTAATGGATTGTTAATGCCGTTTGTTATGTATGTGATTTTAACACGTTCGGCCGGGCCTTGATCCAATTCGATTGTCACATTGTCCAATCCTAAAATTTCATAATCGGTTGTGGTTGTGCCGTTGATTGTTAGTTGCGAAATACTTGCAACCGGACCAAATGGCAAATCAAAAACGCCGTTTGTTTTTTCCAAATAATACGTTCTATTTTTCGCAACAATATCGCGCGAAATGTAGTTTTCGCACCAAATGCGCGCTTGTGAAATCATTTCACCGATTAAAGTATCGTCGGCGGTTGTATCAATACGAACATAATCTTTGACGTTTTGCGTTGTCAATAATTCCGAACCGGTTGTTGAATTAATCTTTATTTGTCGCATCGTCTTTTGTTTCAACTTGTTCAACTTTCAATTCCTTTGTTTCAATTTTGGCTTTGCTTTGCTTTTTAACTATTGGCGAAGCGTAACCCCTGGAAATCCAATTGGCGGCGATGTGATTTGGCAATTCGATTTTGTCACCCTCATCGTAACGTTTTCCGCCTCTTAAAATTGAAGTTTTAATTTTTAATTGCATAACTAAATATTTTTGTAAAGATAAAAAAAAAGCGCCACATTAAATTGTGACGCTTTTCCGAATGAAAACAATATGAAAAACATTAAAGTATTGCAAAGTTATTAAAATTATTTGAATATTTGCTCATTCCCAATGTAAACGATTTCAAAACGCCGTCGTTTTTAATTATGAAAAAACCGTTTCGTTGTTTGGAATATATGGCGAAAAAATCAACGTCGGTTGTTTTATATTCGTTTTGATTTCTGTCGGACAATCTTATTCGGTTGCGCGTTCTGTTGTCCTCGTTAATGGCTTTTATTTGTACTTTGAACAATCCTTTTGGCGAATCAACAATGCAATCATAAACGGACGTGTGAAGCAGCGGAAACGAAACTAATAAATTGTTTTTCATCGCTTCAACGGCGAAAAGGTATTCGGCAAAACAACCAAATTGATTCGGATTCATTTTATAAAGTTATAAAAAAAGCGGTTAAATTAATAACCGCCTTTTCAAATCAAACTAACTAATAAAACTAATCATCGTTGTTTAAGGCCAACGAAAAGCCGATAAGATATAAAAATATTGCGCCGATAATATCGCTATAAAGAAACATTTGACGTGTGGCAAAAAACCAAAACAACATTGTTAAAATAAAGTTAAGAAATTTTTTCATAGTTGGTCAGCTTTGAAACAAATATTTGAACAAACAAAAACGTCCTCAAACAATTTGACGCCGCAAACACGGCATTCGAATTCCGGTTCGTCGTCCGGGAAATAATCTAAACCCCACGCCATTAGTTAATATTTAAAAAGTTCAACATTCTATTTAAAAATTTATCGAATTTGCTTTGAGATTCCAAATTTTCGATTTCTTTTTTCGTGTAAACATTCACACGTTTTCCGTCGTGAATGATTGTCAATCCGGTTGTTGTTTTCATAATTGTTTTTTTTAAAATAAATCTTCTAAATTAAAAGCGCTTGACAATTCGTCAATTGCGCCGTCTATTGAATCAATGGCAGTTTCAATCGCCGTCATTTTATCGTCGTGGATTTGAGCCGCTTCGCTTTCGTGCCACTTTTCAGACCTTTCGTCCATTGCCCATTCCATAGCTTCAAATTTGTCTTGTAGCTTTTCTTTAAGATTGTTCAGTTTAATTAAATTTGCTTTCATAATTATAATTGTTAATTTGATTTTTCAAAAGTACATTTTATTTTGGAATTAAAAAAATATTTTCACTTTTTTTTGAAAGTTTTTTTTGTTTTTTTTGTTTCTTATCTGTTGGGCGCCCTAAAATAAAGGCATAAAAAAAAGGCCCGGAATAAATCCAGGCCTTTGTTTTTGGTTGGTATTCCGTAAAATTACGGTGTTTCCAAATCAGCAATTGCAGCAGCAAAAGTTCCCTTAACAAACGCGTTTGGTAAGTAATTAGTCAACGCGATTCTCTCGCTTACTCTTACAGTCACAAAACCGTCACGAACGTTTGTTCCGTCCTCTTTAAAGAATTCAACGTTGATTCCGTCACGAACCCAAAGTTGTGTTCCAACGCCAAAGTTTCCGATTAAGAAACTACCGGCGGCGATTGCAGTATTTAAAACAACTTTCACGCCCATAAATACGGGTTGCAAGCCTTGATAAACTTGTTCTTTTAAGTAGTTGTTTTGACTGTCTTTCAACAATAGAATTTTGTGAAAATCAGAAGGGTTCAAAAGAATTGTATCGGCGTTATAGTTTGCCAATGCTAATTGATTCAAACACGCAACAATTGCGTCAAATTCATTTGCGTTGTCAACTGAATCGGCTAAATCACCGGCAGCAAATGCGGTCGCTGAATTTATGATCCCGCCTAAATCGTTACCGGTTAAGATGTTTGCATCTTCAACGTCTAACAATTTTTCCGGCGCACGGCTTGACAAATATGAAGTCAATTGTGCGGTATCGGCCAACATTTCCTCGCTAATTCTGAAATACGTTCCAATTTTTTGAACGTTTGCGGAAACGGCGGTCATATCGAAATCCGATTGTGTCAATGTTGCACCCTCGGCCGTAATTGCAGCGCCATTTGAATAGCCACTTTCTTTAACGTAACGAACAACATCGGATTGTGTTGAACCTTGCGCCAATAATTGACGAATATGTTGTGGACGACTTGGATCAAATTTGAATCCTGGCACGCGGTCCGCGGGGATAACTTCACCCGTATAATCGGCACCGGTTGTCATATCGGCTTTTATTTCGAATGCTGCACTTCTTGAATGACCTTTTGCCATTTTTTCGATTGCACCATTTGAAAACGCTTCATTTAAAGCGCCTTTGAATGACATTCTTTTTTTAGCGCTGAATTGCTTTTTGTTAGCAACTTCAATCGCGTCTAATCTCTCATTTAATTTTGTTGCCATTTCAGAAACTTCATTTTTCACAATGTCGTTTGCTTTTACAACAACCGCATCAACAACCTCGTTGTTTGATTTCTCGATTTTTGAATCAATGGCGCTATTAAATTGGTCCAATTGATTTTTGATATTTTCTTCCATTTTTTAGTTTTTAAAGGAATTTAACAAATAATTTAACACTTCTAAATCATCGTTTTTTGCTTCTACTTTCGGCGAAGTGATTTCATCAACCGGCTTCGTGAATTCCACAAATAATGATTTTAATTTTAATATTTCCGCTTCGATTGCAAATCCCATTTCGTCGGAAATTGAACCTTTGCGAATAAGTTTCGAAAGATTGTCATATCTTTTTGACAACTTCTCAACGTCAATATTTCCTTTGACGTCTAATATTTTGGCCTGATCGTTGGCCGCTAATGTAACGGCGCTAATTTCGTACAATTTAACTTCTTTAATTTCACGATAATCGCCCTTATTTTCTTTTTGGATTGGCATAATACCGACCGAATTTTCGGTGATGACGCCGGATTTCATAAGTTCAACAACGTCCATTCCCATTTGTGTTTTGGCAATTTCAGCCACGAAAACCAATCCTTTGTCGTCCTCATATAATTCGGTCATTTTTCCGATTGGTTGATTCATATCGTGTTGATATAAATATTTCACGCGTTCACCATTTTCGGCGATTGTCTTTTTGTATGCGCCTTTGACGATGACGTCATTGTCGGAATCTTTGTTCCCGAAATAACTTCCGTAACCTTTTATAATTCCGGCCTTTTCGTCCGCGTCGATTAACTCACCAACGGGCGCCGCTTTGTAAAGAATTGTATTCATAATAAAATTTTTGTAAATATACGATATTTGAAATTTATGTTTCGTTTGGTTTGCCACGTTCAAACACAATATTATTTCCTTGTCCTGGAATTGGTTTGTTGTGTGGTTCTAATGTACCGACGCCATACGGAATTCCATTCGGAAACGCTTTGCAATTGCCTTGAAAAATATTAAAATTTTTACAATGAAAACAATTGTTTTTATTTGATTCTTTTAATGTAGCCATTTAATTATTTTTTTAAATATTCGTCAATCAATTCACCAACTAAACGCGCATATTTTGACGGGTTTGAATTTAATGTGTATTCCGTAAATGATTCCGCAATAAATTCATCTAATGAATGAAGCGAATATTTTCCAATATAAATTTCATTATATTTTTTTATATCGCCCGCATCTCTTAACGCCCTAATTTCCGCGTAATATTGGCGACGTATTTCCCTAATTTTGTCCAAAACTTCCGTTTTGCCTTTCATTGATGAATGTAATAAAACGTGCGTCATTTCGTGAACCGGTGTTGCGAATAACATTTTGTCGGCATCGATTGCGCTGAACCAACGTTTTGTAAATTTATTCTCTAATATTCGAGTGCGTTTTGACGCATCAATAATAAAATCGCCTAAATTAATTTTACTCAATTTACCATTAATCATAAAGCGTTCAACATAACCGTATGTGACTTCCCCACTACTAAACAACATATTTATTGA